CACCTCTTGCTCGCGGTCGAAGCGCTTGGCGATCGCAAGCAGCTCCTTGCGATCCCCCCGCGGGGCCGCTGCCTGAAGCTGGAGGTTTAAAAGGTCGTCGATGAGCGGCTCAACGCCGACGCCCACCTTCGCGCCAAGCTCGCGCAGCCGAGCAGCCGTGACATCTGGACTCTGAACCTCTCGGCGGAAGAGTTCCAGGATCTCGTCGGGCGGCGCTTTCGGATTGATGGGCATCAGAACTGCAACGGCGGCTCAATCGGTGGTTCGCTGAGACGCCGATTCAGCGCCTCTTTTTCCTTCTCGAGCTCTTCAATGCGCGCCTTTGCTCGCTCGATGTCTTTGGCCAGCGACCTTTCGCGCGCCGTCGCCCCTTTCTTGCGCCGCTGGACGCTGCCCATGCCGCGAGGGCCACGCACCGTCTCAAGTTTGCCAGGCTCGGCTTCAAGCATGCGCTGGCGCTCGTCTAGCGCCTTTTGCGTAGCCTGGATCGACTGCTCGATCTGCAAAAGCCTCTCTTGGGCCTCGGCGATTTCGGCTTCGTCGAAGGGCCGATCCTCGGCTTCGCGGGCTTCGCGCGACTTCTTGAACAGCTCCATCGTCCTCGGCCGGATTTTGGCGCTGCCTTCGGCGTCCTGGAACAGCGCGCCAATGTCGATCTGGGGCATACCACCGCCTTCCACGCCCATGCGCTTGTCATACTCGCGCAGTGCGGGCGCCACCGCCTCCGGACCATAGTTCTCCATCACCGACATCGCGTAATCGTTGCGGTCGCGACGCTGCTTCTCCTCGATGGTCATGCCCGTCGATTGGATCGAGGTCAGTTCCTTGACCATGTCCTCGTATGGAATCTGACGCTTCATATACCCGTAGAGAATGGCATTTGCTGAGGCGCGCACGAAGCCTGGCATCATTTGAATCGCCGGCGTCCATTCCGCCACAACGCTCTGACGGGTTGCCATGTCGGCCTGCTCGGAAACCACCCGATTGAGGCGCGCCGTGATCTCCTGTTGGATCTCGCGCGCCGGACGCCTCTTGCCGAGCAGCTCGTCCCCCCAACGGTCGATCAACTGCTGCGTCTCGGAACTCGACTGGCCCTCGATCAACTCGAGCTCGCCGCTCTGCCGATAACGCTCAAGATTTTCCAGCAAGCCCTCGCGCAGCTCGTTGTCGCCGCGCACAGTTTCAAGCTGGATCGTTTGCTCCAAGAGCCGGCTGATCGCCTCGGGGTCCTGCATGCCAGCGACAGTCGACTCGAGCTCGCGGATCCGCTCTTGCCGATCGGGCCGGCTGATGTCCACGCCGATTCCAGAGAGCACCTCAGCGATACCCGTCGTGCCACGCCTTGCAACTTCCGCGCGCTCCGCGAGCGCCGCCTGCTGCTGCTCAAACGTCTTCGCCGCCCGCCCCTCGCTCAGCTCGGCAAGGCTCTTGTCGAGCTCGAACGCCTCGCGCTCGCGCTGCGCGCGCTCGGCCTCGAGCCGCATGCGCTGGGCGCGCTCCTTCTCAATCGCTTCCGCGCGCTTTTTCTTCTCCTTCGCCTCTTCGATGGAGCCGATGGTCTGCGCGGCTGCGGCGAGACCCTGAAGCCAGGGGGGCGTAACGTCGATCGTCGGCACTACGTCTTACCTTGGAAGAGTGCTGCAAGGCCGCTGAGGTCGGGGAAGCTGCTCGTGAACTGGAGCTGGCTTTGGATCCCGGCGGCCCCGGCAAAGAGCTGGGAAAGCCCTTGGGCGAGGCGCTCGCGCCGGCGCATGTTTTCGAGCGCGAGCTGCGCGAGGCTCTGACCGCGGGCGATGCGCGTTTCGCCCAGAGCCTGCGTCAGGCCAGCCTGGAGCGGGGCGACGCTCGCAAGGATGTCCTGCTGCGCGAGGGCGAATCGGTCGCCCGCGGCGCCCTGCCGCGCGCGAGCGACCGAACCCCCGAATCCACCAGCGGCGCCCCCGGCGGCTGCCGCATTCACCCCGCCCAGTGCCGTCTGAAAGGCGCGCAGCGCGCGCGCATTGGCATCGTCGGCCAGACCCGCCACCTGCGCCCGAGCGCCCTGGATGTCGCGCAGGCCCGCGTCGAAGCCTTCCCGCGTGAGGAAGCGCGCGCGCCGGAGACTCTGTCCACCCTTGGCGAACAGGTTGCGCAGGATCTCGGCGGCGCTTTGGTTCTCGCCACCGATGAGCAGCCCGGCCGCCTTGTTGGTCTGCTCCTCCTGCTTCTCCTGCGCCGACTTGGCGCCGAGGAACCCGCCGAAGGCAGAGAGCCCGCCGAGCGCTGCGTCGAGCAAGCCCATCAGCCGATCAACCTCGCTTCCCGCAACGCCTCGATGAGCATGTTCAGCCGCTCCGCCACGAGCGTCAGCCCCGCCACGGTCGGCGCAGGGTCGGCGCCCCCGGCCGTCGCGGCCACCGTTGCAAGGTCAGCGCTGTCGAGCGCCGGCACCTCGCCAGCGGGGCGCAAGCCCAGCCGCCCCGCGACGACGCGCAGCGGGCTCGTTGGATCGAGCCGCAGCGTCAGGCCGTCCACATCCGCCGCCATCGGCCCAGTCGCGTCGAGCACCAGGTCCACCGTGCCGTCCGTGCGGAACGCGAGCCCCGGCCCGAGGTCGCCGGCGGACGCTTGATCCTGCGCACCGCGGCGCTCGCGCGGGTCCCGCCCGCCGAGGGCGAGGCTGCGCTGGTTGCGCCCACGCGGGCCGGTCACGATCTTGCGCGCCATCGGTCAATCGGGCCACCTTTGCGGCGGTACGTTCGGCTCGAAGAAAACATGTTCGACTCCGCCAGGCCGCGCTTGATTGCCCGGCGCTTGCTGCCCATGGCCGACAGGAAGAGACGCACCGAGCCGCAGAACTTGCAGTGGATGTGTTTGTCGCCCCGGTCCTGCATCGCCCAGTCGTAGAACTCCTTGGTGCAGTCCAAGCAATGCCACAATGACTTGCCAGTATTGCCCATCTATCTCACTTGCCTCATGCGCTGGCGACCCGCGGGGTTGGCCATGATCGACGCCTTCTCCATTGCCCACCGCTCGCCGACGTTCCCGTTGCCCAGGCGCACGGCCACGTAGTCCCCGCGCACCCGATCGAGCACCGTCTGGTTGCGGCCTGCTCGAAGGTACCCGCTGCGCCGCGCCCCGACCAGGGGCACGAAGCCCGTCTCGTCGATTCCGAGCACGTCGGGCTCGGAGCTCGCAAACATCTCGTAGCGCACCCCCTGCTGGTTGTGGGCAAGGACGACCTTGAGGTGACTGAAGCGCCACTCGCGGAAGCTCTCCGCTGGCGCGAACGGACCCATCGTCACGTAGGAGTCGATCGGCGAGGAGTCGTCGTCCGCCGCATCCTCGTCCCACACGCGCAGGCGTCCATCTTCGCACCCGAGCAAGAGCCGCCGATCTTGCGGGTCGTCCCCGTCCATGACGAGCGCGGCCGTCGGCTGGACCTCGGTAGCGCCGGCGCGGCCGAACGTGTCCTCCCACCAGGCGTCGCGCGTCTTGTCCCAGAAGTAGTGCCGCAGCGGGACGCCGCCCGCGCCAAAGGGGAACACGAAGACGTGCAGTCCACGGGCGCGGTAGTTCCAGTAGAGCTCAACGAAGTTGGCGGAGTAGTCGATGTCCTGGAGCAACCGTTCGATCCGGTCCTCGGTGAGCGGCACTGGCCGGCCACTGCCCGAGGGGATCACGAAGATCCCGCCCTGTGCAGCGCTGAAGTAGACGTTGCCCTCTTTGTCCTCGGTGAAGGCATGGCCGAAGCCGGTCCCAACTTGCCGGCTGATCTTGTCGAGCTGCCCGCCGAGCGCTGGGTCGCCCGTCAGCCGGTACACACTGCTGTCGCAACCGAGGAAGAGGAGGTCGTCGTTATAGGGGTAGAGCGATCGGATGATGTCCGGGGTTTCCCCCGCTTCCGACGTAATCCCCTGGACAGCCATATCGGGCCGGCTGACAGGCGGATCGAAGTCCCAGTCGAAGATGTCGCCGATCGCACTCATGTGGTACCCGAACGGCGATTCGGGATCGGCCGCAAGCACCACGCGACCGCGCCAGGTCGTGATGAGCCGGCAACCCGGCGGAATGCGGCCCTTGTTCTTGCTCTTGTATTCGCTGATCTCCCCGGTCGGCGGGCTCTTGAAGGGGTCAAAGATACGGTAGACCAGACCGTCCGTGAAGATGACCTTACCAAAGATGGCTGTTGCGTCGATGTAGGGCGCGGCCGAGAGCGCCGCTGCGCCGCCGGGCGGGATCGTGTATGCGCTGTCCCGCTGGAAGCGCACAATATTGCCCCCGGCGACGGCAAGGTCGTATACGACCCGCGGCGAGCCCGTCTTGTTGGTTGCGTTCACCAACCGCACCCGATGCACGGTGGGCTTGCTCGGGTCGGTCGGCTGCACTGGAAGGAACGGATCGACGACCACGACCGCCTGGTCGGTCGCAACGAAAATGCGGCGCGGCAGCGCAATCGTGTCGTCGAGTGAGCCGTAGTTGGGGATTTCTGGGTCGATGGCGACCGCGTAGCCCTTGTAGTCGTTGGGCTGAAAAACACCGTCGGGCACGATTCCGGTGAAGACGAGCACCTTGGTCGGCTCCGGCGCTCCCGACGGCGTTGCGTCCTCGGGCAGGACCACAAGAACGCCAGGGAAGGCGCCGGTTGGGTCCACGTCAATCGGCACATCCCGGACTGGCACGAAGAGGTTGCCGTAGATATCGCTCGCCGCGCGCGGGTAGTTGTTGCCGCGGAAGTCGCGCCCGCCGTTCCGACTGAACGTCCACCCCTTGTCGTCGGGCTCGAGCGTCGGCGCGGCGGGATCGCGATCCGTCAGCGAGAAGCTCTCCCCGAGGTCGAAGAGCTTGCGCGCGTTGGCGACCGCTGGATTGAAGATCGGTGAGACGAATGGCCCCAGGCTATAGATGACGTCGTCTTGGCGCTTGCCTTCGTCGTCGAGCTTCTGGGAGACGACAACGCCGAAGCCGACGGCGGAGTCCCGGAGGATCCATGGCACCTTGCCGGCAACGACCTTTGCGAGGCTGTTGAACTTGTCGTTTAGCAACGTCCAGTTGTTCGATATGTTCCCGATCTTCTTGTCCTTGGGTGGGGTGCCCCAGGAGGGCTTGGGATGCAGCGTCGTCTGCTGTGCACTCGGCCCGCCGAGCCATGGATGCGGGAAGTCGATCTTGTTGTAGAGCAGGTGGCCGATGCCCCACTCATGCGCGATCTGACCCTCGATGCGCCGCAGCTCGGAGTCGTCCTCCTGAGAGAACGCGGCGTCCGGGTAGTTGAACATCCCGACCACACCGACTTCGCCGGGAGCCGGCTGGTTGGTGAAGCCGTCCTTGCCGATCTTGTCCTTGTCGGTCAGCTTCAGTACGACCGCGTAGTGAATGAGCCCCGCGTAGTTCTTGTAGTTCGCCGTGCTGCCGCCGTTGACTCCGAGCGCAGTGCGCTCGCCCGAGGAGGTCGAGAAGATGCTCGCCTTAAACGAGTCGATCGGCCGGCCGTTGAGCCTGAACGTAGAGCGGTACGTCGAGTCGAGTCCAACGTGCGCACCGTCGTTCACGATCGTGATTAGACACGTCTGCGGCTTCGTGCCGAGCACGTTCCCACCAAGCGGGCCGAAGCTGCGCAGACCGTCAGCGGCAGCTTCGATAGCGAATGGGCTGATATACGAAATAGCGCCACGCTCGTAGTTCGCGGCGAATGGGTTGCCAAAGCCGCTCGTGAGATCGGCTGGCGTCGGGTCGGCCCTGCGGTTGATGATGACGGCGTGTGGCACTTCGGCAAGAAGCAGGGTGCCGCTCGGCGCGTCGAAGAGCTGGCTCGACTGCGCAATCAACACTCGCTGCGCGTCTGCTTTGGCCGTCGTTCCCGACGCTTCTTCCAGGAAGTCGGGCGTCACGATCATGAAGAGCGCCCAGGCTGAGCCCGGCTTGTTCGATTCGCCAGTCGTAAACCCTGGCAAGAAGCTCCGGCTCATCTTCTCGCTCGAGGCCGACGCCTCCTTTGAGCGCATTCCCTGATCAACGCCGTTGAAGCTTACGCCTGGCAGCCCAGCGACCGACTTCTCGACGAATTTCGGCGGAAGGATCATCGGATTGTTGATGAACTTACCGAAGCCGCGGTCATTGCCCGTGACGTCGAACCAGGTCTCGACGTCGTCGTCATTCTTCAAGCCGAAGTCCAATAGCTGGCGCGCGTCGATCTCGGCCCACACCCGCTCGCTGGCCCCTTCAAGATCAAAGTGAAAGTCCCAGTCGCGGCTGACCCCGGTCGCATCGGGGTCTTGCGGTGAAGAGCCACGCGTCGGGTTCGGCGGCGCCGCGACGAAGACCTCCCCCGCGTCGTTCAGGTCGAGCGCGTTGGACGGGTGCGCGACCTGGCGCGACGACTCCAGGAAGGGCACCGCGGAGTTGATCGCGTTGTAGACGACGAGCGCAGTGCGGCCGAGCGTCGGGTCGCTCTGAAGCGTGTACATGCGCGTGCCACGCACCTTCACGTCCTGGACCAGGCCGGCCAACAGCGCAAAAGGGCTTTCCACGCCCGTTGGATCATCTTCGCTCAGGTCGCCCCCGTGCAGGCGCCAGCGCTGGAAGTACTCGTCGTCCGCCCGCGGCTCGAACCGCAGCAGCCGCGCCTTCTTCGGATCCTCGCCGGTCGAGGTGCCGATGTAGACGTTCCCGAATGGATCGACGTGGAAGGCACGCACGAGCGCGTCCGCCGGCAGCTCGGCCTCGACCTTCGCAACCTCCTCGAAGTCCGGGTTGAGCACGACGAAGCCGGCATTCCCGTTGGGCACGTAGACGTTGCCCCGGCTGTCCGTCTGGATCGCCAGCGGCTGCGCCTTGCCCGGCGTCGTGATGGACTGCTCCAGCACCGCCTTCTCAGGCGTCGACTCCGCTGCGTAGGCGAGCAGGTTGTCCGCCACCTTCACGGACACCAACCGCGCCACCTTGTTCGCACCGTTCACCTGGTCGTCGCGCAGCCGGCTCATCCCCTCACGTTGGCCACCGCGCGCCCGACCCGTTGCGGGATCCAGATTGCGAACGTTGCGGCCCTCCCGGCACGTGAGCGGCGGTTGATCGGCGAATGCCTCGTTGACGTTCAGACCGCCCCGGGGCCACTCCAGCGGGATCTCGGGCATCAGCCGGAAACTCCAATCTCGCCCTCGCCCTGGATCGACAGCGCCGTCGCCGTGTTGGATCCGCCGACAAGGAAGTCGCCTGAGTCGAAGCGCATTATGCCGTACCAATCGAACGCAGCATTCGCGGCGACGCTGAGCCCCTGGCCGATCACTTCGGTCCCAGCCGCGTTGGCGCCGGAAGCGCCGCGCCAGAGCGAGAACGTCACGGCACCAGCAGTCTTGTTCACAATTCGCACGTGACGAAGGATGATGTACTGCGCGCTGGATCCTGCGTTGACTCCACCCGTCGCCGTCGGTGGGTTGAGAATGTTGGTTGTGAGCGTCGTGGTCAGCGCTATCGGGCCGAAGTTGAATGCTTTATTCTGCATGTTTCAAACCTCTTCCCAAAAAACAGCGCCAGCCACGTTATCGCCGATGACAGCGACTACGTCCAGCCGCAATGCCAATGCCTCTTGGTTGTTCAACTCTAGCAAAGAACCACCATAGCCGCTCAGAAAGTTCACCTCGTATTCGCTTGCGTTGAAAACGGTTGTAGTCTGCGTTACTCGCCCGTGAGGGTTCGCCGCTGTCAGCTCCACATGCGATCCTCCAGTCAGCGTCAACCCGGTATCGAGCAGCCGGGCAACGCCAGAGACTGGCGCACCTTCCGTCGTCCTGAGGATCACTGCCGTTACAGTAGAGCCCCCCGAGAACGCAGTAACTCCAGTCACTTTCGTGAATTCGTACCGCATCAGCGTCGCCGCTGCGGTTCCGTCGAAGAACTGCCGCCATTTAATCGCGAGAACTCGGATAGTCCGAGTGCCGTTCTGATTCCACAGTGCCCAGGGAACGGTATCTGCCGCAGCGGCAGTCGTCTGCCGAACCTTGATCGGCGTCACATACCTTCCGAGCAGTGTCGGATATATCAACTCTCCGCTCGGACGGTAGAGAGTCGAGCGCGCCGCCTTGCTCGTAACATCGATCGTCAGCTCGTCGGCCGTCGCGCCGCTCTTGATGATGGCCATCAGAGCGCTTTCCTTGTATTGGCCTCAATTGCCGTGAGCAGTGTGATGATGCTATCGAGCCGCTGAATTAGTTCGAGAGCAACGCGCCATAGCTCGCTCTCGATGTACCCCCTGGCAGCGCCCGCGGGCAACACCGCCTCCACCAAAGTCTTCTCGTTCTGCGCGTCGGCAAAGTTACCCATCATCCCACCAGGTAGTTGAATCGGTAGACGCCGGCAACGCTGCCGAACAGACTGTCCGCGTATGCAGTAAACTGTCCAGATCCGGCAACGCAGCGAACCGTGAACGTATCCAATTCGTTCTCGTCCTGCGCGCGGCCGGTTGCGGCCGCAAGCGAATGCTGCATGATGATCCTGTTTGAGCTCGTCACGCTGGCATCAACTACCGTGAAGCTCTTGCTCTTCGTGCCGATTGCAGTGCCGAAATCCAATTCGACTTCGGCGATCGTCGCGGTACCGCCAGCCGCCGCCGATCCCGGCGGGCCGGGCGGGCCCGGTTCACCAGGCTCCCCCTGCTCGCCAGGAGGCCCCTGAAGGCCAGCGGGACCAGTGGCTCCGGGCGGGCCGGGCGGGCCGAACTCCCCATCGGCCCCGTCCTCGAGCCACAGGACCGGGAAGCTGGACGTCGGCAGCAGCCGCGCCGGAATCCGGCCGGTGGAATCGAGCCAGGGGACGGTGGCGTCGTGGTGACCGCTGCCGTGCAGGCCAGTCATGCGGGGTCTCCCACTGTCGAGTTGATGCCGTAGTCCAGGATGCTGTACGGAAGCTGCGCCGCCCCGTTGCGCAGGGGGCCGTAGGCGTTCTGCACGCGCATGTCCTGCTTGATCGCCGCCATCATGAGCGCACCCGGTGGGATGCCCGCCCGGGCGTTCCCCACGAGCGCAAAGAGCCGCTGGTCCACGTTCGCGGTGTCCTGCTCCTCGTACCCTGCCGCGAAGGCGCGTACGAGCGCCACCATGAGGGAGTCGCAGAACTGCGGGATGCCCACCAGCGTGTCGTCGAGCGTGTGGGGCCGCCAGCGCGCCCGGTAGAACATCTTCAGCGCGCCCAGCTCGTTCGCGTCGGGGCTCGGCCAGATATCGAGCCGCGCCGTCGGCGGCCCCTGGGTGGTGTTCAGGACATGCGAGACGGCGCCCCGGTAGTAACGGCTGTCCTTGGCGTTGGTGTCGCTGCGGTAGTTCAGGAGCTCCTGGAAGTCGATCAACTCCAGGCTGTTCAGGAGCGACTCGGTCGCGTCGAACGCGATGAACTCCCCGAAATCGCTCGGGAGCTCGACCCCGTTGTTCTCGAGGATCGCGTCTAGCGTTTCGTTGGAGGCCCCGGCCGACTGATCCAGCGCGATCGTGTCCGCGCTCTGGCGGCTCTTGATGCGGCAGCGCGCGCGCGTCGTCGATGCGGCCGGATTGGGGAAGTCGATGGAGTCGCCGGGGACGAAGGTGTAGGTCGCAAAGGCGCCGACCTTGGTGTACGTCAGCGCCGTCGCGTTATAGGCGCCGCCGGTGATCGAGATCCGCGCGCGCAGGTTCAGCGGCTCCTCGGGCCGTTCCATGAACTTCCATTCGCGGCAGCCAATGAGGAACTCCCCCGCCTGGTTCACAACGCGCAGCGCGCCGATCTCGGGACCGATTGGGCCCCCGAGCTCGTGCGTGATGTGGTTGATGCACTCCTCGATCGTGAGGACCACCTACCGCCCCCGCCGGCTCTGCTTCCTCGGCTTCTTGACAGTCTTGGCAAACTCGCGTGCCACTGACTTGGGTGGGCACTTGCTGCGCGCCTTCTCGGGGTTGTTCGCGCACATGCCCATGAATCGCTGCTGAGCCCTGGATTTCGACGGCATGGTGGTTGGTTTGGAAACGCCCCCCGCCGCGCGTCAGGATCGCGGCGGGGGGCACGGAGAGAGAGGAGAGAAGGTCTACAGTTGGCCCTTCCAAGCCTGGATGGCGTACTCGATATTGGCAGGATCGCGACCCGCCCCAGAGCTGTTGAACCCAATGATGCGCACGTTGGCTCCAGCATCATCGTCGAACGTGGCCATGAACGCAACGCCACCATTGGTGGCAGTGTTCAAAACGATTGGGCGGCACGACACGATCTGATCGGTGGTAAGAAGGCCAGCCGGCGTGGGTGTCGTGATCGAGCCGAACGCACCATTTGCGATGTTGGCGATATCGGCTGCCGCGGTGATGAACTGAACCGGGACCGAACCGAACCCGCCAATACCGTCGAACTTGATGTTCGCTCGGTTGGATGCGGCGTTGGAAATCGCAATGCCTAGGATCTTGCCGCCGACCCCGCTGTTTCCCGCCGCGAGATCGCCCGGCGTGAACAGGCGCCGCGGCGTCGCGGTCCCCGGCCCAGCGCAGAGCTTCGTTCCGGTGAGGACCGTCGATCCGACGTTCGCGCCAGTGCCGAACTGCTTGGAGGCGTGAATCTCGCCTCGGAAGCACACGTCCACGTCGGCCAGGTTGCCGCCCAGAACCCCCGAGGAGTTGGTTTGGAGCCCCACCACGATCCCGAAGATACTGTGAGGCAGCCCGCGAATCGTTGGGTTGACGACTACGTTGGTCGCGCTGATGCCAAGACCGCTCGAAAGCGCACCGATCTCCCAGGTCGTTGCACCACTGACGAGCGGCGCGTCGATCATCACGCAGTCGCCCAGCGCCAGGTTGGCGCCGCTTCGGTTGGTGCAGCGGCCGACAACCGTACGTTCGACGATGTCGATGCCGGTCGGGTGTGCAATGAGGTGCGTCATGACTACGCCGCCTTCGGGATCTCGGTCCCGCTCGCCACCGTCGGAGTCACGATGCCTTGGCGGCGCCGCGAGCGACAGAGCAGGTTGTGCCAGATGTCGACCAGCATCACCTTGGTGTACGGCTGGTCGCTTGGGCTGAAAGGCGGCTTCTTGTAGAAGTACCGCTCGTTGTGGAACACCATCACCATGTATTTCCCCTGCATCCACATGTAGCGGGGGCCGCCGCGTAGCGGGTCGACTTTGGCATTGCCGTCGGGGTCGACGGCATCGTCGTACTCCGCGCCGAAGCCGGTGGCCTTGTCGCCAACGACCGGCCCGGCCTCGAAGATCTCCGCGAACTCCAGGTTCTCGATGTACTTGACCGGAATCCCCCGATATACGGGGCCGGGATAGGCGGGATCCTGCTTCGTGTAGAATGCGTCGTTATTGACGCGCAGGCCCTCTTCGTAGTGGGCCTGCCCAATCAACGACGTGATGATGATGTTGGGGTTGGTCGTCGGCTCCGAGAGTTCCGGCATGCTCGGGAACTGCTCGAACCGGAGCTTGTGCCACATTCGGCTGAAAGCTTGGAACAGGTTCCAGCCTACCGTAGGCGGCTCATCGTAGCCCTCGACGCGGTTGCGCCAGCGGCGCTCGGTCGTGGGGTTGATTCCCATGATCGTCGTAAACCCCGTCGGGATCGTGTCGGCAGTCGAAACGTCGTTCCCCCCAGCTAGCGCGAAGTTCGAGCCGTACTCGTTCACGAACACCGACAGCGAGTACACGTCCTCGCCCTGCGTCGCCTCCATGTCGGCGTTGGCGGGCGTGTCGAAGAGGTCGTCCTCCATCCCGCCGCAGATGTCCTCCCAGAGCCCTTGCATCTTGATGCGCTTCAGCGTCTTGAAGCGATGGTGCCTGGCGCCCTGGTTGAGCTGGCCAGTGTTCAGACCGATTTCCTGATCGGTCATCGACATGTGAGCCGTGGTGAATCGCCACGGCACGGACCACTGCGAGAGGATCTGCGGGTTCTTGTACTCGAACCGCGCGTTCGGCTTGTAGTGAGTGTAGGTCCCGTTCTTGTCGAAGATGATGTCATCCTTGATGGTTTCGCCACCCTGGATGAGCTCGGCCATTCCCTTCCCCATCATGAACATCCTGATGAGGTAGGTATTGCGTTGCGTCTCGATGACGCATTCCTCTGGGCTGCTGAAGATGCTCGGACCCGTCGAGAAGACGAAGTCCGGGAAGTTCTCCAGTGCAGTGCCACCGGAAACAGTCACGTATTACCTCGCAAACATCCGACCTTTGTTCTGTCGCTGAACTGGCAACGCGGCAATCCGCTTCAGTTCTTCGGCGCTTGCTCCCCGGTCCATCGCGGCGAGGTACATGTCGTCGCGCTGATCGTCGGTGAGCGGTTCCGAAGACTCCTGCGGTCCGCGCTGCCCGGGCGTGAATCGACCACCCGCGTCACGTGCGCGCTCGGCCGCTCGCTCGGAGTCCTTCTGGGCTTTGGTCTTGAGGCCAGCCTGCTCGGCCGCCCGCGCGAGGATGAGCCCGATCGCCTTGTCGGCATCCATGCCCTTCCATTCGTCGAGCGCGGCGATCGCCGCCGCCCGCTCGCGCACCTTCGCCCACGGCTCGTCCTCGAGCAGGTCGGGCAACTTCATGGCGAGCCGCACCCGCTGGATCTCCAGGAGCGCCCGCTGGAACTCGCCCGCCATGGCTGCGAGCTGCTCGTCACGAGCCGCCAGCGCCGTGTCGGCCGCGCCCCGTTCGGCCTCCAGAATGCCCCGCAGTGCAGCCCCGGCTTCCGGTCCGAGCTCGTCCACGAAGGGCTTGAGGGATGCGTCGAGGTCGGCCCGTTTGGGTGACTCGCGGGGTGGCACCGCCGCGGGCTCCTTGAGCTTCTCGCCGTCCTTCGAGCCGAGCTTCTCGAGCTGGGCCTTGGCCGTGAAAGCCCGGTCGATCTCGGCTTGCTGCTCCTCGAGCTCCTTTGCCCAGGAGAGGAAGGCTTCCTTGCCGATGGCGTCGACCAGGGTTTCGGGGCGCGGCACCTTCGCGCGCCGAAGGGCGCCGAGCGCCCGCTCTACGTCAGGATCCGGCGGCGCCGCGGACTTCGCGGCTGGCTCCGGTGGTGCACCCGATGACTTCTCCGGCGCCGGCTGGGGCTCCACCTCGAGCCCCAACTTCGCGTCCATGTCGGCGAGGAAGCGATCTTCCTCGGCCTCGGTCGCCGGACTCCGGAAGGTGAACTTCGGCCCCTGGTAGGCCAGCGGATCGACCTTGCCTTGCTCGGGCGGCGGCTGGCCGTTCTCGGGTTCCATCGGCCCGAATCTGGAGCTTCCGGCCCCTTGGCGCTAGAGGATTTCCGGATTTCAAGACCCTCATATCCTGATATCGGTCGGGCCAGAGGCCCGGTCCGGCACCCCCGGAAACGCCCATGGCGAACGAGTTGACCGTCTCCGTCAAGTTCACCTGGACCAAGAACTCGACCACCGTGACCCTCAACCGCGAGGGCGTGTCGGTCACGACCTCGGGCGACCAGTGCATCCACCACCGCCAGACGATCGGCACCTCGGAGGAGCTGCTCGCCTTCGGCGACGTCGTCGCCGGCGGCTACTGCGTCGGGGTCAACCGCGACCCCACCAACTTCGTCAAACTCCGTGCGGCATCGGGAGCCGCAGACCTCGTCAAGGCGAAGCCGGGGGAGCCGTTCCTCTTCCGGTTCAATTCCGGCATCACGCCCTACGCCATCGCCGACACCGCGCCCTGTGACCTCGAGTACGCGATCGTCGAGGACTAGCGCAGGTCAACGTCTCCTCGGCAAGTCGCGCCGGATCCGCTCCAGATACTTCTGGTGCAGGGGCATCTCCGCGCGCGCCGGGAGCTCGTTCCAGTGATATTGCGTGCCTGGGCGATCCATCGAGCGCCGGCCGAACTCCTCGGCCTGAGCGCGGCTCTCGAAGATGACGCCGCCCCCAACCGTACGCCGCAGGCCCATCTGGGCGACAAGCGGGTCACGCGGATCGACCTGTTGGCTCTCGAAAGCGCTCACGTCGCGGCGCGTCGGCTGGCGGTCGCGTTCCACGTGGAACCCATCGGCCGGAATCACGCACCCCGTCGTCGGATCGTAGCGGTACCTCATTTCCAAACCCCCACCACGCATTCGGGGTACTTCTTGGCCACCCGCCGCCTGTCGATCGGCAGCACGTAGACCGCATCCGCGATAACCCGACTCGCCCGCCAACCCAGGTCACCTACCACCGCTGGCGGGTAGCCGCGGACGAATCCGATGGCAC